CGGCTTCGCACGGGTGTAACTGCCGCCGACAGTTGGCAGATCGTCCGGCGGCTGGTAGTTGGATTTCGGTTTCATGCGCGGCTCCAGTAAGTTGTTCCCGTGCGTGATATTTGACAGGCAAAAGCGCGATAAATGCGAGTTGAGGCGAGTTCATCCGAGCTAAAACGAATTGGGTCCGGAAACTTTCTTGCCGTATCGGAAACTCCGGTCAGGTTGTGCTGATTGCGTCGGCGAGGTGGCGCATCGCGAGTTCGACCAGCGTTGATGTGTCGTCGGGTGACAGGCCCAAAAACGGGCGGGCCGGGATGTCGCCCCAGGGTGATTTTCCGCCAGTGAATGAGTGTGAAAGTGCGCCGAATTGTTGAACCGCTGAATAGACCTTTGCACTACCGATTTCTACCCAGTCTTGGCCCGCCTGATAGTGGATCGTGTTGGCGAGCGATCCGGGTCCGGATTCACCGATCAGCGGCCTCTTCCCGACGGCTCGATTCGCGCCCGATTTTGTGAGCTTGCCGGACTTGCCAAAACTGCTCTTGAACTTGCCCAAAAAACGCGTAATTGTGACCTCTGAATTCGGCTCCCACGGGCTACCGTCTGGCGCGCTCGATGTCGCAAATCGTTGCTTGGTCGATTCGGTCAGATGTTCGCCGACATTTTGCATCAGTGGGGTGAGTACGCCGCCCGCTTTCCCGATCCGCTTTAGCGCCTCTTGCAGTGAGCGATCATCCAACGTGATCTGGATCATCTGCTATTCTCCTCGGCAGTCGTGTGCATCCACCGCTCGGTCCATAACCGAGAACGTCGAGGGCGTTTGAGGGGGGGTCATGACTTCTTTGCTCTTCGCACGAAGAAAGTGACCAGTGCCATGGTTTTTCGACCCTTGCGCGGCTCAAAAACCGCCTGGACCTCTTCGTTATTTTTGAACCGCTTCACGAAGCGAACCAGCGGTTGTGCCGTTATCGCCCCAGCGCCCGCGAAATCAACACTATCTGGTGCCGACAGCACCTGCAGCAGCATTGCGTAGTCGCTAGGGTCAATTGCTCGTTGCCCACGGGTCAGTTCTGTTCGCGCATTGCCGTGCTGCGTGTTGGTGTCCATCACTGCTGACACATCGAATGAAAAATCGAAACGACCAGTCACAGCCTCCAGTGATTTGACTTGCGTCGGCGACAGTCCGCTCTTTGCAGCCGCATCGGCCATCGCACGAATGTTGGCAGCAAGTTTTTCAGTCACCAACCCCAGAGACTGCACCGGCGGCACATCCAGCCCGGCCCTCCCTTCCAAAATCCGCTGTGCATATAGCCGCACGTCAGTTGCGAATGACGGCAGGCCTCGGTACGCAATCGCGAGCGAGTCGCGCACGCCATCCGGCAGACCCTGCATGTAGGCTTTCGCCAGCGCATATTCCCAGTGCCGAGTTTTTTCGGCCATCGTGGTGACAGCGTCGCTGACGGTCGCTCCGGGCTGGTAGTCAAACCCCTTGTCGATTCCAATCATCACGCCAGTCTTGGGGTCAATTTGATCCCAACCCACTGGCAGCGGCTTGTTCGGGTCACCACCATAACGGCGCGCATCCTCGGGTCTGCGCAGGCCGATCACTCGGCAGGTGCAACCCCAACCATTAGGGGTGAAGTGCGTCTGCCACCACACATGGCCTGCCGGCAGAACAATGCCGTCCCACGATAGATGCAGCGGCCGTGGATCGGCGCTGCCGCCGTGCTTGTACATGTAGAAAGGGAACCCGCCATCGCGCAATTGCGCGAGCCGCCCAGCGTTGTAGCTGGTAGCAATGTTGGTCGAGTAGATCGTTCGCGTGCGCCAGTTGAACTCGCCCTTATAACTCCACCCGGTACGCTCCACCAGCGCTTGAAAATCCTTGCGAAACGCATCCAGACTGCCGCCAGCCACTGCTCGATCCACCGCTACTGCCAGCCCCTGCAATAAATCAGCGGATTGCGCACCGGCCACCATAAATCCGGTGTCGTGCGCTGATCGCATCATGTCGGTCCAGATCGCCGTTGGCACCAGATTGCCGAGCTTGGCGCGAAAAAACGCCAGCTGCTGCGCGAACGGCAGTTTCAGCACGCCTTGAATACGCGGATCATTGGCAGCTGTGTCAGCCAACGGCGGACTCCTGCTGCACGTCATAGCGACCCACAGCCATTGCGGCCGCTTCCGCGATCGCCATCACATTGCCCAGATCGGCGACTGGTAAATCGGCGTAGGCATCCACGATGCTGGCGCGCAACGAATCCAGATCAGCAGCTGATTGCACCAACGCATCCACCTTGTCGAGGATCGCCGACCACGGTGGTGCGGACGCCGTGGATAGCGTCTCGGCTTGCCCAACTACAGGCGTAACTTCGCCCGCCGTCGGCGCCGCAAAACTCACCGGCGCCGGAATGGACTTTGACCCAGTCTCTACCCACTCGCCGCCATAGGTTTCGGTGACGTATTTCAACGTTGGTTTGAAGCCCATGCCTACTACTGACTGATCGCGCGTTGCCCGTGCCGACAGATCATCGCCATCGTCGAATACGCGGAACACGCGCGGCGGATCCGCGTCCGGAAAATTCCACTGGGTCAGCCAACGAATCGGCCCGATGTTCAGGCTCTCGCACACCAAATCGGCGTCGGCTTTAACGAGTTCCTCGCGCACATCGCTCTGCAGCTGCTCCTCGCCCAGTTTGCCGGGCGCGCCTTGCGTTGACGCGGACTGTCCGAGCACGATCTTGGCAATGGTTTCATCCATCGTGTCGTGCAGCGTTTTGTAGTCCGCACTGCCGCTGCGCGCGGCTTCCAGCAGCCGGATTTCCATTCCCTTTGGGATGATGATTCCGCTATCGCTCTGGATTTCCTGCACAGCGCCGAGCAGCTTCGATTTTTCGGCATCGCTGGCGTTGCTGTCGTATTCTCCGATACCGGTGGGAGAGGCGAATTTTTCAATGAACGTCAACCAGAACTTGATTCCGTTGCGCTTGAACAGCGTCGGCCAATAGCACCAGTGGCCGAGGCCCAGACCATAGGGTTCATCGTCGTGATCCGAGCCGGTCGCGAACTGCCAGAACTTCTGCGGTGGCAACTCCACACCTTCGAACATATTGGCGAACGTGAGCATGCGCAGTTCCCCCGCCGGCGTGAACCGAAACCGCCGCCGATCACGCACCTTGATCTGCTCCCAGGTGATCAGTCCATCGCGCACGCCGTAGAGCAGCTCGGCCACCGCAAACCCGTAGTAAATGCCATACAGCATGCGGTTGGTGCGTGCATCAAACCCGACGCGCTGAAGTTGCTCGCGCACATGCGCTGCCGCGCGCTGATCGATGACGCGACTACTGGCCGCCTCAACCTGCCACTCACGGTTGACCACTGCCAGCCGCCGCTGTTGAAAAGTCGTGTGCACTTGGGGCTCAGACAGCACCTGTTCGTAGATGGAAAGATCGCTGCCACCGCGCGTGCGCAGCAGCTTGTCGGCGGGCACCAGCAGCGGGCCGGTGTAGCCGCGGGTGATGTCCATGCCATCGCGCGTGGAGGCGATTTCGCGGTCTTTGGTTGGGCGTGGCACGGTTTCGTTCATTAGAAATACCCTCCAAAATCGTTGACGCCGAGAATCGATCCGAACCCGGTACTGCTCATGCGCTGACTGCTGCTTTGCCCATCGCCGAACGCTGCTGCGCTGCGCTGGCCAGCCGATTGAAAATCAATCTCGGTGACGCCAGTATCTGCTGCGGCCGTGGACAAGAAACCCGCCCAGGCACGGTCCGCATGCCCGGCCGCATCGCGCTCGGCAACGAATCGCACATTGCCCGTGGCACCAACCTCTTTGCGCAGCTTGTGGAGATCCGCGCGCAGTGCCGAATCGCCCATCGGGATGCGCTCGCGCCGGTCCTCGAATGATTGCTTGCCAACCGTGGCAAGGTGTTGCTTGCTGGGACCAGTAAAAATCACGCCGTGCACGCGACTTTGGCCGTAGCGCCGCTTCGCATCTTCAACCGGTTTTTCCCCCATCCCGGTCTGATCCATCCACACGCCGCGCACCTTGAACGCGCGCATATCTTCGTCGAGCAGGGCATCTTGATCGGCAAAACTCAGGCGTTTCCCGGTTGTGATCTTGCGCGTCCACAGCACGTCGCCAACCTTCTCCTTGACCCACTGCACATACAGATCGTTGCGCGCGCCGATATCGATGCCGATGTAGCAGTCGCCGCCCTCGTACAACTCCGGCTGGCCGGCGCTCTCATGCTCATTCGATGCAATCAAATCAAACGACAGCCAGGCGCTGGCCTCATCGAGCCAGAGCAACTCGTACTCTTGCGCCCACAAGTCCGGATCATTGAGCGCGGCGCGCAGTTCTTCAATATCGCGCGGCAGGCCTTCGCGCACGGCGCGATAAATGTCCACCTGGTGGCGCGACCACACCGCATCTTGACCGGTCGCCAGTTCGTAGAATTTGTTGCCCTTGCCGTTGGGCGTGCTGGTGATCCGCAGCTTGTAGCCATTGCTCACCACCGGGAACAGCGCGCCCCAGATTTTTTTGCTGTCCAGGTGAAACGCGAATTCGTCCAGGTACACGTTGGCGCTGAAACCTCGCGCCGTATCCGGGTTGGCTGGTAGTGATGTGATCCGCGTGCCGCCGGGCAGTTCCACTTCCAACATGCGATAGCTGCCTTCATCGCCACGGAACTCGCTCTCGAACGACTGAATCCCGAGCTGATAAGCGCTGCAATGCCGTTTGATCCCTTCTTCCATCGCCTCGCGCGCTTGCCGCTCGCCGCGCGAGAGAATCACCCAGCGCGTGCGTTTGCCAGCGGCTACCGATTCGAACGCATCATCGACAATTTCGAGCGTTGTCGTGAACGTCTTGCCGGTCTGGCGGGCAAACATGCCGAGCTTGAATCGGCTCCGGTCGCGGAACCAATCCTGCTGATAGCTATAGAGGGGAACAGCGGGTTGCATCAGGCAATCCCATAGATTTCTTGCCGGATTCGCGCCAGTGTTTCCGGCGTGATGCCGTAGTTTCCTGCTACCAGTTTTTCAACCGATTCCGCCGCCGCCTTCATGCGGAGTTTTGCTTCGGACTGGTATTTTTTCAGGGCGACGCTGGATCGATTCATGTCGCTAATCGCGCGGCACAACTTCGGAAATTCAATCGTCTCCGGGTCAATCTGCAAGGTCATCAGCAGATCAAACGCGGTTTGTTGCGTCAGCCGCATCAACGCCTCGTTCATCGCACCATCATCGTCGGGCGTGGCCTCAACAATCGCGCGGGCTTGATCCGTGCTGGCTTTTAGCGCCCGCACTCTGTCTTCGAACCGCGCGCCGAAGCGCTGCACACTGCTGCGATGGATTTCAAAACCGGCCTCGTTCAACCAATCTGCCAGTCCCTCATAATCGGCAAACCCCTGCGCAATCAGACGCTGCTCCAACGCCTTGCGGATGTCGGGGGGGAGTTGGTCGATTTTGCTGCGCGGCGCCATCAGTGCCACTTCTTTGGCCGCGCAATCCCGGCCTGGCAATCGATGGTGTACTCCACCACATCGACACCCGTGCGGCTGAGTTCTGCCGCCCAAACCATCGACTCGCGGCCGCTGATTTTTACCAGCACGCGTTCTTCGAGATAATCCAATTCGCGGCGCAGTGTGCTCGGCGTCGCCGCCAGCGCAGCGTCTTGCACCGCGCGCAGGATGATCGTCTCCGGCACATTGCCAGGGCGGCCAGCGTCCAAAATTTTCAGGATGCGCCACCGAATCTCCTCTCGGTGTAGTCGCTCCATATCTACCTGCTGGTCATTCACTCGCCACCCCCGTGTTTGCTCATCAAAATTGCGTGCAATCGATCCAGTTTGCTATCAATACTGGACGAAAACCGAATCCAATCCTCGCGCCTAACGTACTCCAGCGGCAGTGATCGGTTGAGCAGCTCCACCTCGCGTTCCAACTTCACCGTGGATTCGCTCAGCGCGCTGATCTGCAGGCGCAGCGACGCGGCCACTTGCGCTACCAACAGCCGCCCCATAAAAAACAGCACGCCCAGTGCCACGCCCAACACGGACAGCAGCTCGCCGACAGTCAGATTGATTGCCGTGCTCGAATCCATCACGGCCCCCGCGCGGCGCAGTCAATCGCCGAAACGTCACCGCCTGATCCGCCGATGCCATCGCCACCGGCGGCACCACCGGCGCCAGGCGCACCAGCCGCAGCAGCGGGCGAGCAATTGATCGTGGTCACTGTGGTCGTGGTGATATCGTCGGCGTGCTGGCGGTTGCCGGTGCCGTCTTGCCGATCTCGCCCGGTGTGACTGCGATCGATCGCCACCGTGCCACCATCGCCCTGCGTCAACCGGTCCCCCAGTGTGGTGCTTTGGTCCACAGTGCTGGTGTTGCCGTCGCCGATATTGTTGCCATTGCCGCTCACCGTGATCGTCGGCGCCAACGCTGGCAGCACGTTGACCGCTGCTGTTGCCGTATCGCGCTCGGCATCCAGTGCGCTGGCAGCAAACGCAGACCAATCACGGCTCTGCCCGCCGAGGAAACCGAACAGTTGTCGGTTGCTGTCGATGCTCTGCTTGCGCGAATTGTTGGATTGCACAATGCCCATTGCGATTGGCGCGCCGGTGCGGATGGTTTCCACCAACAACCCCGCGCCAATTTCCAGCGCGGATTTCGGCGGCGCAGGCGGCATCACAATCGCCGGGCCGTCGCTGTTGCTGCCACTGCGATCCGCCAGCGTGGTGGCAGTAATACCCAACATGCAGGCGGCAATCGCGCCCGCATCAGTGAGCCCTGCGCAGGCGGTTTCGCGCTCCGCCAGGCGATCCGCACGCGATGCCGCAGCGGCATGATTCGCCGCCACTTGCTCGCGCAGAAAATCCAACTGCTGCTTGTACTGCGCCTTGCCGCCGCAGGCGCCGAGCGCCAGCATCGACAGCACACAAAATAACCAGATCATCGCGCGCATGGGTCACTCCTTAGTGTCGGCCGCTGGGGCCGGTTGGTGGGTCACTGCCTGCACCAGTCGCTGATGGCGGCTGATGCAAATCCGTTGACGGCGCATCGACTGCACGGCCGCCCGTAGTGTTGCTGTCAGGCCGGAATCCACCGGCACCAGTGGCGCCGGGCAGGCCCGCAGCAGGTTGGCCGGCACAGCGAGGGGCGGCAACACCGGCCGCTTTGTCGATGATGCACAGCCAATCAGTGCCCAGATCGATAGCGCGCAGATCAGCGCGCTGCTGCAGATAGTTGTCGATTTCATCGGATGCCCTCGCATTGTCAGCGTCAATTTGTTCGCGGTCGGCTTCATGCGCCGTTGCCGCTACCTCGCGCCGGGCAAACTCCTGATCGCGCGCGACCACTTCGGTTTTCAGTGCGCGTACTTCCTGCTTTGCCTCTTGCCCGGTGGCGTATTTGTGCCCACCGACGGCACCCAGCATCAGGCCAAGCACAAACGCTGCCGTGACCGGTTTCCACAGTGCCAGCAGGGCCATCATCGCGGCACCCCCAGTAAATCCGCTTCCGCGTTGCGACGGCGAATCATGCCGCGCTCAATCGTTGACCGCCGCCACACGCGGGTCATCGCTCGCAACTGCGCATCAATGCATTGCACATCACGCGCCGGCACACACACATCGCGGATCGTGCGCATCTCCGCGCGCGAGTAACCCAGCATCGACGGGCCGCGATTGATCGTCAGGCTGGTCAGTGCGCCTTGTGCGCTGGGCGGCAATTGTTCGGCACCCGGGTACGCGCGCCGCATCATTCGGTAATAGCGCACCACCGTCGTGTGCTCGAACACCGTGCGCGCCAATGGGTAAGCCGTGCGCACGTCAGCGGCGCGCCGCACGACCGCTGTGCAGGCGGCAACGCCCTTGATGCCCGCCATCTGCACCAGCCGTTCGCGCTGCGGGTGGGCGTGCCAATCCGTGCGAATTACTGCTGCGAGCTGATAACCCAGATCGGTGCCAATGCCAACCGTTGGCCCGGAAACGTGCCCCGGGCAAATCGGCGCTTGCAGATGCTGCTCGTAATAGCCCGGGCTCACGATCTCGAACCCCACAATCAGATCAATCGCGGCGGCCGGAATCAGCGCCGCCACTGCTGCTGGCGGGCGTGGCTGCGGCCACTCGAACGCACTGCACGCCGACGGCAAACAGCCCGCCAGCGTGAGCAGCGCGCCGATCAGCGCAACACGAACAGGCCGACGCATAGCAACACCAAGAATTCAACGCGATTGAGCACCAGCATGATCAGCGCATCGCGATCCCCCGTGACGGCGCGATCAAACAGCGCCTCTTCTTGATCTTCGTCAATCACCCGCAGATAAGTTTTTTGTGCGAGCCAGGCGCTGAAATACAGCGCAGAGAGCACCAGCAACCGCCCGACCAAGTGAAACACATCGCCGAAACCATCGATGCCGGATTGCGGGTCAACGCGTGGGATCGCCCAGAACAGCAGCAACATCACCAGCACCAGCAGCGGTTTCCAAACTGCAACCTCTTGCCAGTCGTGGCACCACTGCCCAACAGGGCTACGCAGCGTCGTCGTTGTTGCAATCGTGCCAGGCACGTTGATCGCCGGACTGGTTTTTGCGGGTTTGCGCGTCGCCATCGTCTGCCCTCCCATGCTGCGGATGCAGCAATGCGGCCACTATCGCCAGCAGCACCGGCGCGGTCTTGTGGACAGGGCGCAAAGCGAATCGCGCGCGCGCGTAACAAGCTGCGCAGGCAACAATCATCCAATCACAGAGAGGTACCGCCGTGGACAACCAACACCGAAAAATCAATGGCTATCGCGAGCTGGGCGCCGTTGACATTGCGCTGATGAACGATATCAAAAGCCTGGGCCCGCAGATCGAAGCGTTGTGCGCCCGCGTCACCCGGCATTTGATCGAACAGCAAGAAGCTGCCGTGCGTGCCGCTGGCATCGCTGAAAACCGTCGCCTCGAAAACGCCGAGCCGCATCACTGGGTGCGGTTGGGTGCGACCCACCTGCAACAGGGTTTGATGGCGCTCACTCGCGCCGTGGCGCAGCCGGAGTTTTTTTAGGATCAACCAGCAACTCAGCCGCGCGCGCTGTTGGTTACGCCTTGCGCGCCCGATTGAGTAGGCGTTTGCTGGGGCCGATTATGGCGCGCCGCGATTTCATCCTGATTCATCCCTTTGGCTGCTCGCGCTGCTCGTAGCCGGGCCCCTAATGTGCTCATTGTGCTCATTACCTCTTGACAGTGCGCACGATGTGCGCATATGCTTTGCCTACCGCATCCGAATCTGGCAGACAAGGTACCAAACAATGCACACCACAGCATCACCGCTCCCCGGCCGCCACCTGCTATTGCAGGTCCGGACCGGGTTCATTCTCGGCGGCACCACGCTGGCAGCTTGGTGCCGTGACCACAACCAGAACGCGTCGCACGCCCGCCAGGCGGTGCTGGGCGCGTGGGATGGGCCGAAGGGCCGTGCGCTGCGCCACCAACTCGTGGCGGCATCTGGTGCAGCAGCAGCAACCTCCCGCAAGGCGGCCGCATGAGCGCCGCTGTCAACCGCGCGATAGCGCTGCTGTTTGCCTTGCAAGGGCAGAGCCTGGACGGCCAGCGCCTCAAAGCGCTGGCCGATGCCGTGCGCGTATCCAGCTCCACCACGCTGCGCGATCTGGCTGCCCTGGCCGAGGCCGGTGCGGTAGAGCGCCACGCCGATGATCGATGGCGGCTGGCGCCACGGCTGGTGCAGATCGCCATCGCGCACCAGGCCGAGGTCGCCCGCGCCGAAACCAAAATATCCACCTTCACCGGCCGCTATGGCCGGGCGTAGCTGCTGTTGTCCACCACCACCACCACCAAACATAACGAGGTTGCCATGAGTACTGTCGCACCGATTATCCCAACCATTGCCCCCGGCATCTGCCGGGTGTTACGCCGCGCTGCCAGTTGTGCCGACGTGGTCGGCCTGCACCATACCCCAGTCAATCTGCGCACCGCCGCCACCATCGCTGAGGATATGCAGGTAGCGCTTGGGCAAGTGCTCGACGAAGCCGCCCAGGGCGGCGCCATCACCATTGCCACGTTGGACCTGGCGCGCAGCGCCCTCACCGCCGCCGAGAGCATGCGCTGATGGGCCGCCACAAGATGGTCGCCGCCCCGGCCCCGGTGGTGCCGGAAATCGCCTGGACCACGCCGCCAGAGATCCTTGAACAAGAACTGGCCCTGCGCAAGGCGCAGACCAGCGCCATCGAGGTCTACGCCGATGGGCTGCCGTGGCAAGAAGACCACTACGTCGCCGAAATTCGCAGCGCCATGCGCCGGGGCTGCGAGGCGTTTTTGCGCGCTGGCGGGCTGCTGATCGTCGCCCGTGAGTGCAGCACCCACGGCGATTGGCTCAGCATTCTGGGGCGGGTTGGGGTCGTCCAATCGCAGGCGTATCGGATGATGGAAGCGGCGCGGAGATTGCAACACAAGGTGTCAAATCATGCGACGTCGCATGATTTGATCGCCGCCGCGGGCAACCAGAGCAAATTGATTGAGCTGCTCAGCCTACCCGA